GTATGCAATGCTTAGTATGTAACACTATGCTGCTTTCTCTTTTAATTGCTTTTCAATTTTACTTGTTATAGCTGATAGTATTAAGTGTGTTGCATGATCTCCAGATGGTGAACAGTCATAACTTAATTCACAAAGAAACATAGCTAATACTCTGCACATGTTAGGAACAGTTATATCTTTTTGGTGATTCTCTGATAAGTCTAGCAGCTTGTTATACATAAACTCTATTTGTTTTTCATCTGTCATTTTCTCTCTCCTGCAATATTTTTAATATTTCTTTTGCTCTGTTAGGTGTAAGTTCCATTCGATTTGTATAATTTCCTTCTCCGTCAGATATTGTAACGGAAAAACCATATTTAGTTTGCTTAAGTTTATCGAATTGATTTCTTAAATATTCTTCGCTTGTCATGTTCTCTCTCCTTTATGTTGTTTAATGACGATTTAAAGACTTGTGAGACTATGTAAAGGCTAGTTTAGTAGTTCACTAGCCTAAATATAGTTTTCAAGTCTGTATGGCTTTCTATTCAATTCTATCATGAATAGGTATAGCACCATAAAAATTATGGCCTAACATTGTTTCAATAGCTTTGCTAAATCTACTATCAGAAGTTGCACCATAGTTACCACCAAACATAGTTAATTTGTCTTTATCTTGCTTGGCTACAATCTTAACGCTTTTACCATGAAAGAAACTTTGTAACACAAGCTCTGCTTCTGGATATCTTTCACATGGTTCAAAAGGCCCATCAATATTAGTTATGGTTAGGCCTTCTATATTTTTTGAAGAAATGCCATTGTTTGTACAATCTCCCATGTTATCTTTATAAATGTAAATATGTAATCCCATTGTTAAACTCCTAAAAAATAGTTTTCGATAATATCTGATATTAAGAATAAAAATATGAAAAATATAAAGAGCATCACAATTGCAATGCTCTCTATTATAAACACAAGTCTTTCTTTTTTTGTCATCTTCTTTGGTGTAGCTTGATCTATATGTTTTTTAATCATGTGCATATTTAAATTTTGTTTGTTCATATTATGCCCTCTCCACTTCCACTACGAATTCTTCAAGAACAGAGTAATCACCTTCTTCTCCATCTTTGTAGTTTTCTGTTGCATCTTTTTTGTCTTTAGCTTCAACAAGATATTGTTTTTGTACGACCTCTCTAACTGTAACTAAATACGTTTTCATTATACAATCTCCTCTTTATGCTTCTCATATTTGTTTCTGTAATCTTGAACTATTTGTTCACCTACAATATAAACGTACATGTTAACGACTCTTTCAGGTTCTGAAAAGTCTGTTGTAACTTGCCCAAAGTTATCTTGTTCATAGTTTTTGATTATGTTTATTATGTCAAAGGCTTGATCGCCTAACCATTGTTTAGCTTTGTATGTGCCAATAATATAATAATCTGTATTAAAACAATGATGATGTAAGTCATCTATATTGTCTTGTAGCCATTGCTTGTCTTGTTCTGCAATGTAGTCATCAAAGTAACTTTGTATTTCTTCGTATTTATATACTTGTGTAAAATGTGGCATTTCTGTTTCTCCGTGTTGTTAAGTTGTGATTTACTAAGTAAATCTTGTAAGGCAGAACTATGTCTGCCTTAATAGGTTTACTCAGCTTTAGCTTGATGATCTTCAATAATAGCTGAAAAAAATCCAATATGATTTGCAAGATCTAAAGATTCTTTATAAATCTTTTTTCTATTCATTGTTGTTTTATACTGATTTTTTACATCTTTTAAATTAACTTTTTTAATATCATTTGGCATTTTAGAAATATCCCAATGCAATCTTCTTAAAGCACACACAATTACTTTTGCTTGATCTAAAGTAAAAGATTGCGTGAAATTTGTGTTGCCTACCTGAACATTTAGGCTATCGTAATTTTCTTTTTTCATATTAAACTCCTATTGTTAAGTTATACATAGTATATAACTATGCTTTACAATATGTCAAGTATATTTCTTTTATTATAGAAATTTTTTTATTAACCAGGTTCGCTTGTGCCTATATATTGCTTGTGTTTTTTCACCTCTCATGCTTATATTGTGAGACAGTTTTACACAGCATAGTATAGAAAAAAAATGAATAGCAACACAAAACATAAAAAATATATAGCTTGTTGTAGCATGGGGGGAGTAAAAAAAAGGCTAGGCATCCCCTTTGCTGTCGGCTCTACATATGTCAACATAGATACACTATAGAAACACACAATGCCAATCAGTAAGTACAAGAAGAACAAGATACTAGCAAAGATTACAGACGGACATAGTCTGTACCAAGCATGCAAAGACGAGAAAGTAAGCAGAGCCACCTTTTATCGTCATATGGCCAAAGATGAGGAGTTGAATGATACTGTGCGTACTGCACAAAAACAAGCTGCTGAGAAAGCCTTAGAGGAGTTAGAAGGCATGTTCTTAGATACTTTGCACAAAAGAAAGATATACGATCCTAATTTATTGAGGGATTATGCAACACATGTCAGATGGAAAGTGCAGAAAGTATTGCCAGAAAAGTTTGGTGAAGGCAAATCAAGGACTGGTGTAGAGATTAGTGATGGGACATTAAGAGTAGTATGGGAAACAGATGGCACAAATAAAGATTCCGTATAAGCCAAGAGTGCTACAAGCAGAGATGCACAGAGATTTAAAGCGTTGGAATGTGCTTGTAATGCACAGAAGGTTTGGCAAAACTGTGTTTGCAGTCAATCACATGATAAAGCATGCGTTGACTTGTCCTCTGCCAAGACCAAGAGTTGCTTTGGTTGCGCCTACTTTTAGTCAGGCCAAGAGGATTAGTTGGGATTATGTAAAATATTATGCAGGTGTGATACCTGGTGTAAGTTTTAACGAGACAGAACTGAGAGCAGACTTTCCTAATGGTGGTAGGATCATGTTATTGTCAGGTGAAAATCCTGATGCCTTGAGAGGTATTTACTTAGACTTGTGTGTCTTTGACGAGTATGGGATGCAGAATCCTAGAGTATGGGGGGAGGTTGTAAGACCTGCACTATCGGATAGAGAGGGTGCTGCTATATTTTTAGGTACGCCAAATGGACATAACCATTTTTATGAAATATTAACGCAAGCCAAGCATGAAACAGAAGAGGGATCTGATTATTGGTATTGGAAGATTGCCAAGGCAAGTGAAACGCAGCTTGTAAAAGAAACAGAGTTAGATGCTGCAAGGTCTCAGATGACACTTGAGCAATATGAACAGGAGTATGAATGTTCGTTTACTGCTGCGATTATCGGTGCGTACTATGGAAGATTGCTTGTTGAAGCTGAAGATGCTGGGAGGATTACAAGAGTTCCCTATGATCCTGCGTTGCCAGTTCATACAGCTTGGGATTTAGGTATTAACGATTCAACTGCGATTTGGTTTGCGCAGGTTTACAGAGGAGGTGCTGTTAATGTTATCGACTATTATGAGAATACTGGCTTTGGACTTGACCATTATGCAGAGGTACTTCGCCAGAAAGATTATCATTATGGAGATCACCTTGCTCCACACGATATTGAGATTAGAGAGTTGGGGTCAGGCAAATCCAGGATGGAGACAGCGTTTAGTCTCGGTATTCGTTTTAAGGTGGTATCGAAAATGAAAGTAGCAGATGGTATTAATGCTGCACGATTACTGATGCCAAAATGTTATTTTGATAGAGACAAGTGCCATACAGGACTTGAGATGATGAAACAGTATAGACAAGAGTGGGATGAGAAGAAAAAAAGATTTAGAGATCAGCCAAGACATGACTACACCTCTCATGCAGCAGATGCGTTTCGTTATCTAGCCATAGGCATCAATAATAGAACAACTTATACGAAGCCACCACAATCTGTTGCTGATAATGAGTATAATATTTTTGCATGAGTAAGTTTAAAGATTTACAAAGTGTTTTAATATTTATGTTGGATAGTCCTTTGCATAAAACTTGGACAGTAGAAGAAATATGCAGATGTATATTATTACCAATTCTACTTGATCAATATAAAATAATTTATGAAAAAGGTAAGCCAGTTGTGTTTGGTACATGGGGATTTCCTAAACAAGAACACATTGATAAGTATTTAAAAACACTTAAGTTTCCTCGGTATGGTTATGATGGTGGAGGAAAAAATGTTTGGATGATTGATTTTATTGCAGAAAAAGATTATACATTAAAGGGAGTAAG